CTATTCCAAATTGTTCTATAATGCCCACATCCGCCCATTATCAGAAACTATGAATATAACAAATGGTTTCCCTTCTTTAAGCATTTTTAATCCTCAATATCACATTTAGAGATTTTATTTTCTATTATTCCATCAAGGTTATCATAATAATCTAACCTAGCTCTAGTACGAGTATTCCAATCATAAATATCATTTTTTGTCATTTTGAATGAATTATTAGCGGTAGCAGTCATAAATGCAAATATACTAGAATTTTGATCGGTATCAAAACGATTTAAATATTGCATAATAGTAATAACGGCATTTTGCATCATATCTTGTTTTTCTTCATAATCGATATCTTTTAAATTAAGAGTTTTTAATTTACCGGCTGCAATTTTATAAGCTGCACTAGAAATCAATTCTTTTAATTGCATAATTCGTTTATCTTGCAATACTTTTTCTTCATCGCTTTTAATATTATATTCAGCTATTACTTTAGCACAAGATATTCTTTTACGTCCGAGCAAAATTTATTGCACTATCGAACTTTTCTTTAGAAATTTTACTATTAGTATATTTTTTAGAAAATCTTTGAACATATTTATCTAGCCAATCGCCGAGTATCATAAAAATTAATAGAATGAAATTCTTTTACTAATCCGAATAAAATTTCTTTATCCACATATTGTTTTTTTTCTTTTGCCATAAACTTACTTTAGCCCTTTATTAAATCTTGTATTCTATAAATTTAATAATATATTCTAAAATTTATTTAACTATTTTTATAATTCCAATTCTCCCGGTCCTTCTTCAGTTCCTCCGTCTTCTTCTTCAGCTTTCTTCTTTTGTTCTCTTAATTTTTTTATTTCTTCTTCTAAGTATTTGTTATTTTTTAATATAAAATTAGTATCAAATTGTAACATTTCTTCCATTAAAGTTTTTGTGGCTATTAAAGGAGCAGGTTCATCACTATCAGGCATAACATTTGACATTGTTGGTAAATATGTTGCAAAATTACTTAAAACTGTTGATCTAGCTTCCATTTGGCTAAAGAATTTAACTCGTTCAAAATATGTATTTTTACAAAGATGGCAAGAATAAATACTTCTATCTAAATACTTTTCTTTAAATCCTCTTAAACGTAAATGAGCAATATATACATCATATACTAATTTCATAAATTTTTGTTGCATTCTATTTCCAAATTTTTGAAAATCTAATTGACTAAAATCTAAATCAGTACCTACCTGATATGTTGTAGAAGTTTCTCCACTTAATTCAGCTCTATTTCTTGGTATATATAATGCTTCGGCCACTTGACTTCTAAATGAATTTAAATCATCTAATTGACCATTAAATTCTACCGCTCCTTTAAATGAATCAACTGTAGAACCTTGTCCATCTTGATCTTTTACAAACCAAATATCTTCGGTCAAGGCCTGGGTATTTTTTGAAGCATTTATCATTCCGGTATCTGGATCTATAGAATAATTTTTTCTATAATTATTTTGAACTTTTCTAAGATTTTCCATGGCCTTAGTATTATTAACTTTACCACCATATACATTCCAAATTCTTTTTTCTGGAGCTCTAGTTAATCTATAAACAACTAAAGAATCTTCAATAGCTTTTAATTGATTAATTGGACGCATTGCTTTTTCTAAATATCCGTCTTACATCTGTTTTATTAGTACCAAATTCTCCATATGAAGAATATGCCATTTGATCTGCTCTAAATTGACGAATTTTATTTTTCGATTCACCGGATATTAATGATAAATCTTCAATAAATCCCATTATTATACCACTATCATTGTAAATTGGTAAAGTAGCAAATGGAGGTAAAATTTTTATAGATTCAACTGAATCTCCTTTTGAATTGGGACATATTTCCCAAAACATTTCTCCATCGATAAGCCATTTTACAAATAAATCGTATGTTTCTTCTTCTGCATGTAATACAGAATTAATTACATATTCAAATTCAGATCTTAATGCATTATATTCTACTTCTTTTAATTCACCTTTATAAGAATCTTTAATTCCGAATTCAAAAATTTCATTTTTTTCATTAGGACAAATACATTCATTACCGAACCATTTGAAGATACTTAGATACCGTTGGATATCTTGCCATATTACGATAATATGAAATTCTTCCTTTTTTAGTTTGAAATAAAGTATCAAACATAATAGCATTTGTGCTAAATGACGCGGTTCCATCAAAACTACCATAACTACTAAAAGATGAAGTCCAATCATAAAAACCTTCACCTACTCCATGTGAATTAGCAACTGAATTTAATTCTTGCTCTCTTCTTTTTTCCATTGGTGCTTGTAAAAATTTATCTGAAAATGGGTTCAAAAATGATAATTCCATATTTTTCCTTTTATTCTTCTTCTATTTCTTTAATAATTACTATATTTATAAATCATTTTTAATTTTTCAATTCTAAACTATAAAAACTTTCAAAAGGGTCAAACCACCTATTTAATTCTACTTTGTTTATATATTTTGAAATTTTATCTTCGATAATACCAAATACAGATATTTGTTTTATGCTAAGTAATTCTTCATTTATTTTTTGAATCTCTATAATTAATTCATCGGTATTAAAATTATAAACAGTTTTCTTTTCTTTTTTATCAATTATAATCTTAGCATTTTTATAAGGCATTTGAAGACTTTTTAAAATTGTATTTTTAGCTTGGTACTGCCAAGATGAAATTCTTACTTCTTTTCCAAAATAATATTTCTTATCATTATAAGGATCGTAATTTTTTATTAAAATTGTTATCATTTTACCTCTTTTTCTAATTTAAGATAATTTACAAATTCATTTAATAACCATTCAGATCTATTGCCAGTTTTTTCTTGTCCTTCTTTATCTTCAAAAGATTTCAAAAATTGATATTGATTTTTATATCCTTTATTACCATCTAATTTTTTTGCCATTAAAAATTTATTTTTTAATTTTTTAAAAATAGCATTTAAAGATCTTTTTTCTTCTTCTTTTTTATTCTCTTCTTTATCTACTTTTTCTTCTTTTGGTAATGATAATATATATTGCGCATTTAATTTATCAAGAAGTAATTTATTAGAACGTAAATAATGATCTAATTTATACATTCGGTTATCTAATTCTTTTTCTAATCTATTATATTTATCATTAATATACTTAATTTTAGGAACTTTATTAATTATATCAAAATCTAAAATTTCTTTATACTCAAATAAACTTCTTTCGAAAGTATATTGATATACTTTTGTTTTATAATATTCATCTTTTTTTATTTTACATTTAATTACTTTTTCAGATAATTTTAAATAAGTATTTTTAAATTTAATTAATTTAGGGTCAATAATTGGAAAATCTTTCCTAATATGTTCTAATTCTCTAGCGAATAAATTTTGAAATAAATTTTGATAAAGAGTCATATTTTTCCTTTATTTAATATAAGCTTTTAAAATTTCTAAATAAGAATCTTCAAATATAAACGGATATAAAGGAGTTGAATATAATCTATTTTTAGAAACAATTACTGGACAAATAAATGAAATCGATTTATCTTCATTATATGAAAAAGATTCAACTTCTATTTCTCTATCAATTTTATTACTTTTATTCATTTTTTCCATAATTTCAGGTAAAATGTTAATTTTATATTTATTTTCACAAGTAAAATTAAAATTATTTGCTAAATAATATTTATCATAAGCTTCCTCTGCCTCTTCAACAGTTTTTAATGTTATTTTTGGCTTATTTTCACAAGTAAAATTATGCATCATATCTTTTTCCTTCTAATATTTTTACTATAAATTAATATAAAAAAAGAAGTTAATTTATCATTAACTTCCTTTCTAAAACATTTCATTTAACTATTTACTACTTAAGATACAGAATTTTCTATTAATTCAAAATAGTCATATTCAAAATTCACAGATCTAATAACTTTAGATTCATCATTCATAGATAAATTTTGTTCTGGAAATTCTTTTGGCCAACAATCATAAAATACGAATGAACAAGCTAATGGAACATTATTTGTTCCATAAGGTATAACGGTTATTGTTGCTTGATAATCATTAGAATATTGAGAAACACCGAGCGCCTTGTGTTACTCCATTAGCAACTGAAATATCATCTTTAACTCCATGATTATACATTATAGCTTGCCATTTATGCATCACTTGAGTAACATATAAATCCTGAAATTCATCAAATTCAATATTTAATTGACCATCAACAGTACATTTTCCTTTATATTTCTTTTTAGAATTCATAAAATTAGTTTCTAATACACCAAAAGATTTACCTGGTATTTTAGCAGTTCTAGCTCTTAATAATAATTCATCAGATTTAAATGTATTTGTCAAAGGTGAAGAAGTTGATACATCAATAATAACCTGAAATTGCCAAGTAGTCAATAAATCCTTACTATTCGCTAAAGATGAAGTATAAATACTATTAAAATTTGCCATCTTTTTTCTCCTATAAAATTCAATTTTATATAGTATTTATTAAAAAAGCCTAAAGTTATTAAAACTTTAGGCTTTTTCTCCTCTTTAATTATTCAATTATTCAATTATTCAGTTATATAACCATTTAATAAGTCTAAAACATCTTGAATATTAACAATTACCTTTGTTTCTCCATTATCTTGAGCTGCTTCTAAATCTTCAAGTAATTTACCAAATACCTCATCTAATTCTTCTTCCTCACATTCTAATACATCACTAACGGCATCTGAAAAATCTTGAATATTTTCTTCTCCTGTGCCAGGTTCTGAAGAAGGATCAACAGGTGGTTCTCCATTTTCTAAATTTTCACCTGCACCTTCTTCTGGATCAAATTCTTCTTTTACAAGTTTTTTACCAGGAAAAAATCTTTGTGATTCTTTTAATAATTTTATTGTTTCCTTATTCATTTATCATCTCCTTGTTAATTAACATTTTTTGATTGAACTATCTATTTATATTTTATTTATTACTTTTTTAATTTCGAAGTCCAACCTTTAATATATTTATTAATCTTTCACCTTAACTTATTAATTTTATTCATCAAAAACTCAGTTAATTGTCTATTTTTAATCAAATTTGCAATTATATAATCCTCTGCCTGAATACCAAATTCATTTTTTAAACATCTAACAAATTTATCTATTTTTTTATAATTAGTTTTCAATAATTCGATATATCTCTCAATTTCTTCAATATCTTTACTATTATCTAAACCGAATAGATTTTATAGAAATTAAATAAAAATCATCATTAAATTCTTTATTATAACGATGCATAGTTTCATAATAACTTTGTTTCTTTTGATTAAAATCTCTAGTATCAGACATTCATTTTATTCCTTATATACTTATATTTCAAATTACCACAATCATAGATACGATAGATATTTCGTTCTAACATAATTTCATGTTCAGATTTATTTGAATCAAACCCTTCTTTTATCAATTTATGCTTCTGAAATCTAATTCGATTATATCTAACTCCTTGATTAACATAATAATAATTAATATTTGTAATTTTTTCCAAAGAAAAACCTAATTTATCATATAAATTACCAATACTCCATCTTCTATCGGCATAACTAATTACTTCTAAAATTTCATTATAATCTTCTAAGAAATGAGAAAATAACTTTGATGCACCACCTATTACATTGTATCCTAATTTATTACAAAATCTAAGTAATTCAAATTCATCTTTGAATCTAGATTTACCAAATGTCATAATTGAAACTAATTCATTTTCAAAATATAATCCATATCTATACTTTGATATACAATTACTTTGAATGTGGTTAGATTCTAAAAAATCTTTAGCTTCTAAATATGGTATTTCTTTACATATGGTTTTCCTAGCATATATCTTATTACTTATACCAAATAAACTTTTAATTCTACTTTTAACTATATCTTGTTTATGTAACCATTCATCTTCAAATATATGAATTAATTGTATTCC